ACTTCTAATGACCCAGCCTTTGAGTCGTTCGCTGCTCCTGAATGGGGATATGCAGCTATGTTTGACCTTCTGGACCGCCTTTACACTGGACTCACTCTCAGTGAGGCTATCCACAAGTGGGCTCCACCTGTAGAAAACGACACTCAACGTTATATCGACTTTGTCGCTGGAAGCACTGATCTTCATGAAGACAAGTTTGTCATTGATGTAAATGACGAACGTATTATCGGTGTCGCTAAGTACATGTCAATTCTAGAAGGCATGAAGGGCTTTTCTGACGATGATGTGACTATGGGCTATATGGTATGGGAAAAATGCTATAATGCTGAATAAGCAATCTATTACAAAAACACTATCCGCAATCCATGAAGCCAAACAGACCGTAGGGTTTGTACAGGCTATGGAGATTATCCTGCGGCATGAAGACCCTAAAGAATTACAAGAGCTGATTGAATATTGCCAACATCGTATTAAACAATTAGAGGTTGAGAATGAAACACAAGCGTTTATGTGAACCAGATTTCGGTAAAAAAGATAACTACACCATCATCCTTCCTATTGATCAAGGAGTAGAACACGGACCACATTCTGCGTTCTATGCCACAGATCATCCTGAGATGTTGGATGTGGATTACCAGGTTGACTATATCGCTGAGTTGTTGGAAGAAGGTTTAGTAGGGGCTGCAGCACTGCCGCAGCGTACTGCTAACCTATTGAAGTTTTGGTATCCGCATTTAGCACCGGATATTATTATGAAACTAAATCATGGTAACAATCTGAACGACTGGCTTGATCCGACTCAAGCAGTCTATGCAACTACGTCTGCAGCTCAAGGAATGGGTGGCATTGGATACACAATTTATCCTGGATCGCTTAATCAAGACGAGATGATCAACTACTTTGGTAAGATTAAAACCCATGCCTCACCGACTGCCAAGACCATTCTCTGGTCGTATCCACGTGGCGGTGAATTCAATCCTATCTCGTTTGAGACTACAATGCATGCAGCATACATTGCTGCGCAGTTGGAACCAGACGTGATCAAGGTTAAGCTTCCTGAGTATGATAATATGTCTACACTCTGTATTCGGGTAGATCGTGTTGTTAAATCAGCATGTGGTATTCCTGTGGTCTTTTCTGGTGGTACCAAGCGTGGCACTGAAGCAATCCTAATGGAAGCAGAAGCGATTGCAAAGAATGGTGGCTACGGTATGATTGTAGGACGCAACGTGTTCCAGCGTAAGCGTAATGAAGGTAAAAATCTATTAAGAGATATACACAAAGTGTTTAGGGAGAGTTAATATGTTGAGATTCTTAGCATTACTTTTTTTATTGGTTCCTAGTATTGCTAAGAGTCAAGTGATGACCAAAGAAAATATGATTATGGAATATAAAGACATCGCCAGTTTAGCTGCGGCTGAAGTTCTGGGATGTGGTAAAATTAATAAAGAAAACATAAAAAGATTTAATACAATTTTTGATGCTTTCATGCTTGAAAAGGCTAAAGAAGAAGGTTATAATGTCACGATAGAAGATATTGAAGGATGGAAACTAGCAAAACTAATAGAGCAATATGATGGGATGAAAGGTATTCCATGTTCCGTGATCAATGAATCTATTGACGAATTTAATAAAACATCTCGATATACTCGGGAAATATATGATTATTATACACCGGCAGGAGGCATATAAATAGTCTTATATCTCAATCTTTTGGTATAATCTATGGCAATTATTTTTACTTCCTCTTTTTCATCTATTGCTGGGACGTTCTTAGGAGACTTCCAGACAGAGGATAGTGCCAGACCTCACGAATTATCAGAATACTATAGAGGCGGAGATTTCGTTCCAGATTCTGCACAGTATTCAGATATTCCTACTAGTGGAACAATTTCCGTTAGCGATTTTGGATTCGCCACATCAACGCTCACATTCCAAGTAACAATTGATACTAATATCAACAATGTATTTTTAGACAGCTATGCCACTGCAAACGGTTGGAATGGTAATGACATATTAGAAGTTACTATTAATCCAGATGTTATAATTGGGGCAGCAACTCCCGACAGAACTACTGCTGGATTTTTTATCAGAGAAAGTGCTGGTGATCTTGACGGGCTAAGGGGCTTGCCCGCATTAACAATAGACACTAACAATACAATTATTAATAACTATGGTATTATTCATGGTTATGGAGGTACTGGCGGAGGTTTTGCAAAGCTTACTGAATCGGCATCAACTTTTTCATTTCTTCAGACCGGTCAATATGGCGGTTCTGCAATAGAGGTAACTGGAAATAATGTTGAAATCAGAAACTATGACAGAATTCTAGGCGGTGGTGGAGGAGGAGGATTTGGTAGAGGGGTAGGCGCTTCTCCGACTATACCAATTGCCGGAGGCGGTGGCGGTGCTGGAGCCGGACGACCTGGAGCTGGATCTACGAACTTAAATCAGACCGGAGGAGTGCAATATGATGCCTACAGTTCTACTCCTGCAAGAGGTGGGGGCGATGGCGCTTCTTGGGGAGTTACAACAGCTAGAATCTATTCTGGGGAATATGGCGGATTAGACTTTACTTCAACTGGATTTAATGATGGCACCGATGGATCGATCACCTATTACGGTGGTGGCGGCGGCGGATGGGGTCGCCCTGGAAGATTAGGAAATGATCGGGGGTTTCCCTCCGCTGCTGGCATAGGCGGATATTCAGTTGATGCAACTGGATTTAATGTTGAACTTCAGACTTTTCATGAGATTGGTGCTATATCAGCAGGTGATTTAGAAGGAAATGTCGATTCTGAAACTGGCGTTATTACTACTATTAATGTAGCTAATGGAGTTTATGATAATACAAACATAAAATCATATTTGCCTGGAGCTCCTTCTGGTGGATATCCCGAACTTGATTTATATGAGTTAGCACAATCTTCTGGGGGATTGACACCAGTTTCTGGTAAAATAGAACAGCCAATTAAATTTGTAATTGATGCTACAACGAGAGTAAGAAATATTGATATTGGAGGTAAATTTTCTTACCTCGTTATAGAAAATAATGGTATGATTTTTGGTGAAGGTGGTCGAGGAAGTAGTACATCCGGTAATTCCGGAGCCCCTGGAATTCGATTTAATTCTAATGATGTTTGTGATACAGTATTAATTATTAATAATTCCGGAGGGTATATAGCTGGAGGCGGTGACGGCGGTCAACGAGTGATTGTTGGCAGCGGCCTTCAAGGTGATACTGGTGCAACCGCCCCTGGTGGGGGTGGAGCAGGCGGCGGGCAACCCGGCATCAGCGCACAAGCTAGTAATGATGAGGGAACCAGTAACTCAACAGGGTTTCCCGACTACTATGCACTAGGATCAATTACTGGTGCTGGTTCAAATGGCAATAGTACAGCCGATCGTCAAAGAGGAACGAATCTTGTTGGGGGTGTAACTGTTGGATCCGGTGGGCAGGCTGGTGGTGGTGGCGGTGTTGCTGCAGCTGCTTGTAGACAGGTAAGCGGTCCGGATGATCAGACTGCTCGAGCCTCTATGTCTGGCGGTGGTGGTGCAGTTTTCCCAGCTGGAACTACCGGAGCAAATGGTGGCGGAGGAGCGAACCTTCTAGGATTGGGATCTCCTAATGGTCAATTCGGATATGCAGCAGCTACTGCAGGTGCTGGAGGTTCGTTTGGTGATGCTAATGCTATTTCTGGAACCGGATCCTATGTAACAAATTTCTCTTATGTAAATAATGGAACTATTTATGGGGCGATAACTTAAATGACGTATAAGTATAGGATCACAAGAGACTCTGATTTTTCTGTTTTTGATACTATGGATTCTGCCATGTCTTATATTACAGACGAGGTAGAAACATACTTAAATCAACAAACTGATATTGAGCGATATCACATTCGTGAATTAAATTATGTTTTAAAAAAGATTAATGGTCAGGTAATGCAGACTACAAAGATCAGGAATGTTACTGATCTAGATGATCCCTCTTATACAGAGAACACTGTTTTTCAAATAGCGCATCCAAAGATACCAGAAGCTTATCATATTTCTGGGACGACAGCTCTAAAAGAAAAACTGGAAGAAATCAAAGTTGATTACAAAAATTGGCTTCTTAGTAATAAGTGGATTGAAAAATATGAATTAGAGACCGTTACTGATAGTGATGGTAATACCTCAGAGGTTACCGTTGATGTTAGATATTTTAAAGGGTATGAGTATTAAAATAGTTGTTTACAACGTGAAAAAAGTGTGATACACTCTATGAGTGTCTTAATGAAAGGAATATATACAATGGCTACACTTAAGAACAAACTACGTAAGAAGCACTTTGATACGCAGTTCCGTAAGAAGAAGCAGCTAGACAAACTGGCAGCTTTTGATATGGACTATGCTCACAGTCACAATCTTGATGAGATTCTGTCTGGCAATGAGGCATATCAAGAGTTTCTTTACGAGAAGAATAATGGATATTGAGTACAAAATCCTAAGTCGTAAAAGATTCTGTGACATGGTTGAAGAGTACATCTACATGAAAGATGTACCTTACATGGATGCAGTAATTGACCTAATGGATCAACACGAGATCGAACCTGATCGCATTCCTAATCTGATCAATACGTCAATCAAGGATAAGATCGAGGCGGAGGCTCGTGACCTCAATTTCTTAGAAAGGATCAATAAGTTACCTATATGAGGAATTTTATGTTACGTTTAATTGGAATGTACATCCCGTTTGTACTAGTCATTCTAGGCATCGGCGCGTGCAGTTTTATTTACAAGGATAATCTGCTAGGAACGTTTGGCCAGCAAGAAGAGGTTATCGAACCGGCACCAGAGCCTGAAGTACCGATGGAAGAGATTACACCTATTGAAGAGGAACCAGTCGATGCCGTGGAAGTGGAATCCAATGAAGAACCACTATCAACAGACGCCTTACCCGGAATCGGAGAATGTGTCTGCCCAGATCAAAGCACCACAACTCTGGAAGGTGAAGAAGAATCCTCCAATTGAACCCATGGAGGTAGAGGAAGGGTCAATCACCTTTCCAGAAAAATAGGGGTTTACATACAACAGACAATACTGTATAATACACGTCTTAATACTTCAGTCAATACAAGGAATATACATATGACACTCGCAGCTCTTAAAAAATCCCGTAGCTCCTCCATCGACAAGTTGGTCAATGCAGCAGCATCCCTGAATGAAAGCACCGAACAACGTGCTGGTCCTGATCCACGTATGTGGAAGCCAACCGTTGACGCAGCAGAGAATGGCTATGCCGTTATCCGCTTCCTCCCGGCACCCGAAGGTGAGGAGCTTCCATGGGTACGATACTGGGATCATGGCTTTAAGGGTAAGAATACCGGTATGTGGTACATTGAGAAATCTCTTACCACTCTCGGTCAGAAAGACCCAGTAGGTGAGCTTAACTCTAAGCTCTGGAACTCGGGTCGAGACGAAGACAAGCAGACTGCACGTGATCAGAAGCGTCGACTGCACTACGTCTCAAACATCTACGTCATCTCTGATAGCAAGAATCCAGAGAATGAAGGCAAGGTCTTCCTCTATCAGTTTGGTAAGCGTATCTTTGATAAGCTCATGGCAGCTATGCAGCCAGAGTACGAAGATGAACAGCCTATCAACCCATTTGATCTTTGGGAAGGTGCTGACTTCAAGATTAAGATTCGTAAGCAGGATGGTTGGCGTAACTACGACCGCTCTGAGTTTGCCGCACCTAGTGCACTGGCAGACGATGAAGAGATGGAACGTATCTATGCACAGTGCCACTCCCTCCAGGAGTTCACTGATCCGTCTACCTTCAAGTCATATGATGAACTGAAATCTCGACTGGATATGGTACTCGGTCATGGTGACACGCTCACTGCACAGCAGGTAGAAGACCTGACAGTTACTGCTGAGTCTGCACCTATGAAAACTGTTGAACCGGTCTCTACAGCGGCTACAGACGAGGATGACGACGATACAATGTCGTATTTCTCAAAGCTGGCTAACGAAGACTAATTAGAAGCCTCCCCCACCTCCCAGCAGTCCTTTGTTCATGTAAATGTCTTGTGCTGCTGGGATATCGGATGCGATGGTCGTCGATTGAGCATTACTAACAGTACTGTTTTGGTTGATGACCGTCGTACTTCCTGCTCCAACACCTTGAACATTCTGTAGGTTCTGTCTATTCAATTCTAACAGCTGAGCTTCCAATCGAGCATTACGCTCTGCGATTCTAGCTCTTGCCGATTCTCCGCCAGGAACACCAATCTCACTTGGCTCTGCGATAACCAATTCACCGCCACCTAAGAATCCTGGAATAGGAATAGCAATTTTAGGAATACTGATTCTGAGGTTATCGCTCAAGAATGCTACTAATTGATCCGGAATATTCTGAATTAAATTCATAACTTTCAGAAGAGCTTCTTGCGATCCGATCTTTAATTGTTCTACAAAGAAATCTAAAGCATTGCCAACCTTCTCAAAGATACCAGGAACGATACCTTCAACTAAATTCATAATCATTCCTACTGGTGAAAGACTGAATATTGCGCCAAGCGCTTCTTTTGCCTTTTCTAATGAAAACTCTCCTTTAAAAAGATCTCCAACAAAGCTACCGATCTTCTTTACATCCTCAAAGATTCCTTCAACTAACTTGGCAAAGGTTTCTTGGAAGCTAAAATCGCCAATAGCATCTGCTACACTTGTCAAACCAACTTGGTCGAAAAGCCATTCTGTAGCTTTTTTGATAAGATCGAGTGGAGCAAAAATCAGCGAATTGAAGAACCCAACAACAGCACCTTCAATACCGCCAATGATGCCGTCTTCTTTAAAACCATCTACTGCACCTTTAACCGTATCCCATGCAGTAATAAAAATAGTCAATGGTAAAAATAATCTACTGAAAATTTTACCAATACCTTTTAAGAATTCAAAGCTTGGTAACAGTGCCGTCATACCGCCAGAAACTAGCGTAACCGCTCTACCAAGTGCACCAGAAATAAATCTAAACGTTCCTCGAAATACATCAAAGAAAGCATCGATTGCCTTACCAATTGGTCCTGCTTTAAAACTATCGATCAATGCAAGAAGTTTTACGCTAATAGGTTTAACTAATAAATTATTAATAGAGAATGCAATCTTTTGGAGATCGACGATAAACTTTAAAAATGCATCTCGAATTTGCTGTACAACTTCTTCGATTTCTTGATTAAAAAATGTACCTAGTGCTGCTAAAGATAAAGCCGCACCAGCTAGAAGCGCATCACCAATAGCAAAAGGTGATTTGGCATCTCCAAGCCCTCCGGTTGCAGAAGGCGGTTCTTTGCCACCATTCCTACCCCTTTCTCTTTCAGCCTCTGCCTCATCCAGAATACTTCGTTTCTGAATATCGATTAGACCTTGAACACGTTGCACAAGTGCAACGACAGCAGAGGTAGTTTTACCTTGCTCTTCGTTCTGCATTTGTAACATTGCGGTTACGTCATTTAGTGTAGCTTCTGCCATTTATTTTGCT